GTTGCGTAGTCTAGGCCACTTCTGTGAGCGCCTTGCTAAAGCTGGCGCAAAAGATGAAGGCGATCTGGTGACCATCATCGCTGGTGAGACGTACATCTTAGAATGTAAGAACCGTAAGAAGATAGATTTACCTGCCTTCTGGGACGAGGCGCAGGTAGAAGCAAAGAACTATGCGAAAGCTAGAGGTCTTAATCTTTCACCTCTGGCTTTCGTTATAGTCAAGCGTCGTAATCACGGCGTCGAGAAGGCTTGGGTAATCCAAGACTTAGACCAATGGGTAAATGAAAGGACAAACAATGCCAGTACCACAGGGTGATATCACCAGCAGTGAAATCAATAAGCCACAACCAGTAGATGTAGAACTACCAGAGGAACCAACCGAGGTAGAGCAGAAGGAAGAAGAGCGCGAAGAATGATTTGCAGCGAGTGTACGATTGCTGCTACATACAACTCTAATCAGAAGTATGTCTTTGCAGAGAACTTTCATAAGAACTGTATAGGAGACTGCGGATGCCAGCACAAGACTGGACCAGGGTGGTTCGTAAGACGAAACGAAAAGGCACCACCGATTCAACTGCAATCTCCATAGCAGATATCGTCAGGTTCTATGGAGGAGAAGTAAAAGAAGGGCGTAACGTATCGGTTCGCTGCTGCATCCACGACGATAGTCGCAGGTCAGCAGTGATAGATACCTACGGGAATCTATATTTCTGTCACACCTGCGGTAAGGGTGGCACGGCAGTAGATATTATTATGGAGAAGGAAGGGATAGGGTTCAAAGATGCAGTCGAAAGAGCAGATGAAATCCTTGCAGGAGGCGGCAACGCGGTACGCGGAGAATCTAAGCGACGAGGCAGAGCGTTACCTCGCAGGACGTGGGATATCTAGGGATGTAGCAGAGCAGTTCTCGCTGGGAACTATCGTAGAACCTCACAACGGACACGAGATGTATGAGGGTTGGCTATCCATACCTTACATCACGGTGTTAGGTTTGTGTGTAGGTTTCAAGTTTAGAAGATTAGACGATGGTAAGCCTAAGTATGGATCTCCGCTGGGACAGAAGGCTCATCTCTATAATGTTTTTGATGTGACAGTTGATGCGCCAAGCATCGTCATCTGTGAAGGTGAACTAGATGCAGTTGTCTTATCTGGACTATGTGATATTCCAGCAGTAGGTGTGCCAGGAGTAGCAGCGTGGAAGCCACACTTTGCACGATTATTTACTGGCTTTGATACTGTCTATGTCATCGGAGATAATGATGTGAAAGAAGATGGTTCCAATCCTGGAGCTGAGTTTGCCAAGCGTGTCGTGGGCGAACTAACAAATGGACAAATAGTACAATTACCACCAGGTATGGATATCAATGAACTGTATCTGGCAGAAGGGCCTGACGCGATAAACAACCTAGTAGGAGGAGTGAAGTGAGTGACAAAGAAAGACCTGAACGAGGCAGCCAGATTATTGATGGATATGGGGATGATAATAGTTTCGATAGATTACAAAGCTGGTACGATAACCTGCCAACCGATGCCCGTGCGAAAATAGATGATGACTTCATCGCAGATGTCTGGCGAGTACTCGACGGGGCAGGCAATCTCCTCATCCGTAAACACAAAGATTACGGGCCGAAGAATATCGCTCACAGTCCAGGTGGAGCACTCAACGGATTACGGGTGCGAATGCACGATAAAATTGCCAGGATCAATCATCTCGTTGATTCACGAGTTGCACCAAGCAACGAGTCCTTGAGAGATTCCTTTGTAGATTTACTGAACTATTCTGCTATTGCAATCCTAGTCCTTGAGAACAAGTGGCCTGAGTTACCTAATGACTGAGAAGTATTCGTGGTACAAGGCTGCCCTTCGCCGTAAGCAGATAGCGCAGGCGAAGAAAGAGAAGGCTGATAAATATATCGAGGAGATGAATAAACAAGCCAATGAATAACCTTCATCCTGTCTTCTATGATTTAGTTCCTAGCGTAGCGGGTAGTATCTTCCGTCGCTATCGTCAGTGGACTGAGCGTGAAGATTTGATACAGGAATGCTACGCCTGGGCTATGAGTAGGTCGGATCACTTCACAGATTTACTCAATGAAGAGAACGCTATCCAACGGGTCATCAACGAGAAGCGTATTGCGTGGCAGATGCGTAGACACGCAGAGCGTTATGCTCGCAAGGAGAAGGCTAAGAAGAGTGGCTATCAAATAGGCGATGAGTCCTTCTATGACACAGTAGTACTCGGTCAATTACTGCCGCACGTTATTGCATCCGTTGTTGATGGCACAGTATTGGAAGCAGCACAGAACCTTATCAATGATGGACAACCACGCAGGCAGTCAGCTCCAGCAGAAGGTGGAAACCTGTTGGCTATCCTCATAGACATCAAGAAGGCTTATCTCAAACTTGATGTAGCTGATAAAGATATTCTCATCAAGAGATACCACGAGAGTGCAACCCTAGAAGAACTTGGTGTCTATCTAGGCTGTGCTACTTCTACTGCCGATCGTAAAGTCCAGAACGTTATGCGTAGGCTACAGAACCTACTCGGCGGAGAGAGTCCATACAACTAATGAGAGAACAGGAACTCTTCGATTATCTCAAGGCTAGTCACTTCCCCGACTTAGAAAAGAGTGAAGGGGCCTACGATTCTTTCGACTGTACCACCAATGAGAAGAACCTCTACATAGAGTTGAAGTGTAGGCATACCCATTACCCTGACCTACTGATAGAAGAGATGAAGTATCGCAGACTTATCAACCAAGCTGGTACTCGCACTCCTTACTACATCAACTCCACTCCGCAGGGTATCTACGCCTTTGACCTATCGCGTGTGCCTGAACCAGCGTGGTCAGAGCGTCGTATGCCAGCGACCACAGAGTTCTCTGATACCCGCAGGATTATGAAGCTCGTCGGCTTCCTCCACCTAGACTATGGTTTTGCTTTATGATATACGAATACAAATGTCAGAACTGCTCGACGACCCTTTCCGTTGAGCGTTCAATCCACGCCGAAGCTAGCACCCCCTCTTGTGCTGACTGCGGCGACCTAATGGATAGACTCTGGTCCTCGCCTCCTATCTCTTTCCGAGGATCAGGGTTCTATATAAACGACTCAAGGTAGGCTGCGAAGTTTTCCCAAACATACGGGTCATCTTCGTACCTACCGAGAGTTGTATTACAACGCTGACATAGTAAGCCTCGGACTCTACCTGTCTTGTGACAATGATCAACCGCTAATCTTTTTGTTTTTCCCCAGTTGGTCTGCGACTCTGGTTCTTTACAAATAGCGCAAGCGTGAAGCTGCTCCTCTAGCAGTTGGTTATATTGATCGAGAGTTATTCCATATTTATTCAGCAACATTTTATTTCTGCCGTGTTCAGTATCTCTCCACTGCTGAGTGGTGGTTTTAGCCTTCTCTCTATTTCTTTCTCTATATTTTTTTTGATACTCTTTATAGGCAGGATTACTTTGTCTTGCCTTTAGTCTTTGTCTTTCTTTTTCTTTGTGTTTTTGTGAGTATCGTCTTTGCGCTTCGCGCCGTTTATCTGGGTCTTTGTATGGCATAGAGGTATCTTATCGGATACCCGCGTAAAATCCTGAACCCGACACGCTGACCATAAGAAATAAAATAACCCCGCAGTTAGCACTCTCTGTCTGCGAGGTTATCTATTACTGAGATAAAGGATAAGAAAATCTCAGTAATTCTATTAGTCTATCATTGCTTCATCAACAATACCAGCGATAAGCCAATCAACAACAGGCACAGCTACGGCATTGCCCATTTGTTTATATCTTGTAGAGTCTGACTGACCTTCGGTCCAGTTATCAGGGAAACCTTGTAGTCTCTCACACTCAACAGGCGTAAGCCTGCGTACTGCGCTATCAGTAAATAGTGTTTGATCATTGTTAGTTGCGATAGTCAAGCTTCTGTCCTCCGATAGTAGCGGTCCTTTACCTCCACCTGGTTTGCCCTCACGCATACGCATTAGAACCATTGGCATATTGTTTCCTCCTGTACCCATATATCCCTGTAATGTAGGACTCTGGTCATAGAACCTAGCCCCATCTCTGCGGTTATCCTCGAATAGAATTATGGTTGTTGTCCTAATATCTCCATTGTCAAAAGAGTTTAGAGTAGGCACAACATCACCCTCCACCCACGTCTCATAGTCAGTTTCACTTTGCGCCCTTCTACTTTTGGTGAACCACAACATTATCTTCAGGCCTCTTGTATGTGGTGGCAGTAAGGGTCGTCACGCCTTCGGAGTATTTTGCGAAACCTGTCTGACCAAAGCTTCTTGTAGTGCTGGTGGCAGAGTCTTGCCCCTGCGGTTTGCTCTGCGTAGTATTCCTTCGCACGCTGTTGCGCTCAAATAATACTTTTCCGATACGCTCTGCGTCTCCAGAACGGTTGCCAACGATGAAGACTCGGCGCCTTCTTTGGGGTACTCCGAAGTATTGAGCATCAAGGACACGCCATCCGACACGATACCCGAGTTTGGCCATCTCCCCGAGAACGATTCCAAAGTCCTTCCCTCCGTTAGAGGATAATAAACCAGGGACATTTTCGAGGACGAACCACTCTGTTTGCGTTTCTTCCACAAGTCTAGCAATCTCCCAGAATAACCCGCTTCTTTCGCCAGCCAAACCAGCACGCTTACCAGCGACGCTGAGGTCTTGGCAGGGAAATCCTCCTGTAATAATTCCTCTTGTTGGGTCAAATCCAGCATCTAATAAATCCTTTCCTGTCACCTGTTGAACATCTGTAAATTGTTTAGCTGTTGGGAAGTGCTTAGCCAGTACCTCATTACACTTCTTGTCTATCTCTACTGTGGCTACGACCTTCACTCCGTTGCGTTCCATAGCCAAGTCAAAGCCGCCGACACCTGCGAATAGGGATACTCCTGTTAGCACTTGTCCTCCTCCTCAGTAATGATTTCGTTTATTGTGGAAAGAGAGAGCGCGGCAAGGCGAGCCGTAACGTTCTGAAATGTATCGCAAACCTCTAAGTATTTGGACTCTAGGATCTCGACTCTGTTCTCCAAGCATTTGAGCAATTCCAAAAGCTGAACTTCCCTGTTGGTTAGTCGCAAGGTGGTCGAACCTAGACTCTTTTGTCCATAAATCGTGGAGGCAGAGCCACTCTCTCCCTCTCCAACCAAACGCAACCCACGCGTATTGCTTTGCCAGTTTTCTGTTCTCATTCTTCTCCTCCCACGTAGCCTTCGTCCTGCTGATTTCTGTTGGTTTGTTGCTGGGTAGATGTAACTGACCTGCTGGGTGAGCCAGCACTATCCATAGTGCTAGCCCTCCCGCCAGTAATATCACTCCACGCTTTGCCGCTAGCCTCATCAGATAGCCTTTCTTCTTCCAAGATCTCCTTGAATTGGTCGGGGTATTGCTGTGCGAGGCGTGTCATAGCTCGCCCTCGTGCTCG